ACAATGGTAATAATACTTTAATCATAATTCATTTTTTTACCACCCGAATAGATTTAATACCATTGGATTATATTGCTGTTTATATGCTTCAATTTTGTTTTTAACAGCTTCTAACTTTGGTAAATGCGAGCTACAATGCGGTTTCTCTTCATCTTCATTGTCGGGTATTTCTCCATATTGCCCGATTTCGTCAATGACCCTTGAACATTCCTGTCCGACCTCTTGAAGTGCTGCATATACCGCAGCCTTTTCTGTGTCATGTGTTGCATTTGTAAAACGGGCTCCATGACAACCGCCCTGTGTTCCGAACCAATAACTTATTCCATATCCCCATTTACCATTGTCTGCTTGACAGGTCTTTATTCCAAATCGATTTTTATACTTATCACTAAAATCAATTATCAGATGTGGGTTTACACAAACGTCATTTATGTTATACCCGAACTCACCGCACCGATGTACAATTTCGCCGCTTGGATGATTTTCCTGCCATTGCACCCATTCTTCCCATGTCATCTTCTGACCTGTGCATACACATTCGTGGAAAATATCTTTTTCTCTTGTCATACCCCTAATGCTTGTTTAATTCGTTGTTTATAGTCCTCATTAGCTGCCTGCTTGGCTTCTGAAAGCGAGGGTCTATAACCAAGAAAAAGAGAGTTACGCCAAATTTCAAATAATTCATCCCAACGTGTAACTTCGTATCTCCCAACAGGGCAAAATGCAAATTCTTCCTCGATGGCAATGTCATTATCTTTCCACTCCAATTCAGGCATATTCTCCACCACACTCTCACGCCCTGCGTTGAAAGCTGCTTTTAAGTCTTCAAATGTGAAGCACCTATTATCTTCAAAAATAAGGTCATTTTCCCCATTTACACTTGCATACTCTTCGAGTGCGTATTCTTCTGCTAAATCTTTCTTATTCATAATTAATATTTTGCTTGTGAATACTCTGTTTTATTCCAATCGTGGATGCTGTCAACCTTTTGCTTTAGGCTATCACGTTGCCATTCAGCCGTCGTTAATTGTGTTTTCATGTGCACGTAGCAAACAAGCCAACTCACGGATAATATGAGCAATAGAATTGCGAATATTACGATAACAGCCCTCTTCGATAGTTTGCTATACACATTATAAACAACAGACCTAAATCCTAAGAATAGGAATACAAAGGTTTTTAAAAAGCAACAGCCTGCCTTTTTGAAATTGTTATCTTTCATGCCTTATTCCCTAACGTTCATAACGAGATTATCAAATGAGATTGAGCCAAACACCTGCCATCGTCCATTTCCGAATTGGCAAATATATTCACCATATTGAGCGAATACGCGCCCATCTGTACACTCTGAATGAATGTTGATAACAGGTTTCCCATTATCATTTTTTGTGATGGCGTAGACACATTCCAAATTGAAGATGTCTACTAAGTTCTTTTTCTCAACTTTAATTGCTTTTGTTACTTTCATATTTTTTTGTTATTAAAATGGTACACTTTCTAATGGTGTCGTATTATTCTGCTCGGCTTTTGTCGGCACGTTTTGAAGATTATAGAATAGCGTTGTTGGCGCACTGAAACCACAAATAAACTTCGTTGTCCCTACGTTTCGTCCCTTTGCTAAATGGATAAGAGCCGTTCCTTGCACGGATGCCGAAGCAAAATCACTTGGGTATGACAACTTCCCATAGAACTCTGGGCGATAAATCAAAATCACATTATCTGCGGCTTCGGCGATTTGACCGCTATCCCTTAATCGGGCAAGTGTTGGTACCGGGTTTTCCTTATCACGGCTTAACTGCGAAAGTGCTATTACCCAAATATCAAGTTCCTTTGCGATGTTCTTTAATCGGCGTGCCACGTCACCCATAGCTTGTTCCTTGTTGACGTTCTTCATATTCACATTAAGGATTTGCAAATAGTCAATGATAGCACCCTTCACTTTGTACTTCATCACCATATAGCGAATGGATGAAAGAATGGTATCAATGCTTGACGTGCTCCTGTCATCAAAGAATATATTAAGGTTCTCGATTTTACCGACCCCCTTTTCTATCTGTTGTAACTGCCCACCATCAAGACGTGCGTAAAGAATGTTACTTGATGATACACCGCTTTCCATTGCCATGATGCGCGCTGTCAACTGCTCGGCTTTCATTTCCATGCTGTAAATAGCAATCTTCTCGTCAGACTTTGCAGCATTTAGGGCTATGGATAGGCTTAGGCTGGTCTTACCAATACTACTCTCTGCGGCAATGATAGTTAAATCGGAACACTGCAAACCGCCCATCTTCTTATCAAGTTCTTCAAATCCTGTCGGCGAGCCTGTGAGTTGATGTGTGTCTTGCAAGTTCTGATTGATGATGGTATTTACCTTTTTAATCCCATCCCTTAACACCATAACTTCCGAAACATCAGAAGAGAATAATGCTGCAATATCATCTGTTGTCTGCTGTGTGACTTGTTCTATTGGGTTCTCTTCCGTATAGGAATTAATGAGTAACCTTTGGGCAATCTGTGTTAACCTACGTCTTGTTGCGAGGTCTTTTAACCTTATGGCGTATTGCCGTATATTTATGGTGTAATGGTCTGTCAACGACATTAATGCCATGAGGTCAAACTGAACACGCTTACTTTCTAATTCGGCTTTAACCGAAATAATATCAGCAACATTCCCTTGTTCTGTTACCGCTATGATAGCGCGATAAACAGCCTTATTGAAATTGTCAAAGAAGCAATCGTCGGTAAGAATATCCCTAACGTTGTTGAACGCGTTGTTATCGGCAAGGATTGAGCCGACAAGAACATCCTCACATGCTTTGTCGTTTAATGGTACTCTATCTTCCATATATTACTCCTTCCATTTATTATCACGTTTGAGCCAATTACGCGCTGTGAGATAAATTGTTTTATACATATTATCATACTTCCTATTGTTTTCCAGCGTTTCAATCATTTCTGCAATATCCTTTCCGGTTGAGTGGATTTTTAAGGAAATAAACTCATCGGGCGTTGGGATTGCAAGATTTACAAAACAATGCTTTGCTCTATCCATGAGCCACACCACGAAATTGCGATAGTCTTGCGCGCAATCATCAAAGACGTACATATATTCCTCACGCTTGATTTGCGATGTAAGCGCGTTACGTTTTACAGCTTTGTCCGTGCGCGCAGTGTCAAGATTTATCAAATCGCGATTTTGGGTTACCTTTTGGGTTACATTTTGGGTGGTTTTCTTCTTACCAACCTTATAACTATCATAATTACAGATTGTTACAAATGTTGATTTTGGGTTACCTTTTGGGTTACCTTTTGGGTTAGTTTTCTGTTTTACGTCCAAAAACACACAACCTTTTTCATGTAATAATGTAAGCAAAGACCGAACGTTTTGCCTTGTCATTTCGCACATGTCAGCAAGCGCACGTGTGGAAACCTCCACTACTCCATCATCATTTGCCATGAGGAGCAACCGCAACATAACGACCTGTTCTCGTGGTGTGAAATCTTCAAGGAACTTCTCGTTGAGTTTAATCATTCCGGAAACTATGGTGCTTTTTAGTTCTCTCCGATTACCTTTTTGTACTTCGCATACGGACGTGAAATCCATATTGGCTTGGACTGAATAAACCAGCCCTCCTGCAACAACTCTGCACGTGACATTGGCTCGCTCATTTCAAAAGATATATTCTCCCCACAACGAGCACAATTCACTTCTTTAATGACTACCCATCTGCGTTCTTTGCCAACGAGTGGGGCTGCGTACATTTCCTCAACATGTACGTGCCCAAATAGTCTGCAAATTAGTTTCTTCATAATTAATCTTCTATTTTGATTGGTCTTCCATATCCGTCCATAGCCCCTAAAACTACGATACATCCGTTTTCTACTTTTAATCCTGCTTTAACGTTGCCGTCAAAATCTATTTCGATATAACCATTTTTATTTGGGTTATTTACTCTTTTCATATCAAATTTCCTTTAAATTAAACAAATCTGCCTGTGTCATACCCTCAAACCAATCAGGGTTAAAAGGGTTGCAACTGTAAAACCTTTCGTACTGCTCCTTGGATATTTTCCACTGATTTTCGTCATATTGAAAAGCCCATCCCGTTCCGAATTTCTCTACCATCTTGTCACGTGCCTCTCCGTAAGTTTCGGCTTCTTCCACATGATAGCAGTTGTGGCGTTGAGCGTCACTCATCATAAATGTAAAATAATATCGTTCCATAATTTCTATTTTAAGTATTTCATTGGGTTAATTACTGCATCGCCAACACGTGGCTTGAAGTGCTCACCATCGAGTTTAATCATAGTTTGATGATTTCGTCTGCACTTATTGTTTCAAGCGGAGACCATAACAGGTCTACCTCCTTGCTAAATTCAAAATCATCGCCATCAGAATTGTCCCAGCATTGATAATATTGGTTCCAAACATTTACTCTAAACAAGCCATTTAAGAGAGTAAGACAAACAATGCTGCCTTCATTGTCTTTAAGAGACGGCAATTCCTCTTTTGAATCGTGCCAATTAAATATTGTACCACTTTTAATAATAGTTCTTTCCATATTATTGCTATTTTAGATTTATCATTGGGTGTATTTCCACATTACCCATCCGCTGTTTGAAGTAGGGGCATTTGAGAGGCGTGCCAACCACCTCCCTTTGCTTTGTTTTAGAGCATTCAGAAACAATAGGATTGTGAGGTTCTGACCTCATCAGATACGCATTTTGACACTCAAAGCACGTATGTGGTATTAATAACTGTTTCTTACTCATTGAAATAATACATTCGTTAATTGTTTGCCGTTACTGAACACCGCCCATTTTCCCTTGCCGTTAGTGTCAATGAGTTTCAAGTCCTCAACCTTACCGAAGCGGTTGATGTTCCCACACAAATCTATAAACCACGCTTGCTTATCTTCGTATGGACGTATCTCCCTGCCTACTATCTGATAATACATGGCAAGCGACATTGTTGGTCGTGCCATCACTACTGTATCAAGCTCAGGGAAATCAAATCCCGTTGTAAGTACTCCAACATTGGCAACGACTGGGATATTACCACTTTTGAATTCGGTTAATATCCTTTCACGTTCAACCTTTGGTGTTTCGCCTGATACAACAGCGCAATTTGGTATTGTATCCGCGAGCCTTTGAGCTTCTTTGACAAATCGGGTAAATACAAGTATTCCTTTTCTCGCACCGCCTCTCTTAGGCTTTAATAACCTTTGGACGATACTTACAAGATAAGAGTAGAAGTCAATACGTTCGTATTCCATCTTAACGGATTTGTCCGTATAGTCTGCACCCGTTGAGTTTGCTTGCAGATTATTCTCATTCCACCCTAATGGGTTCATTTGGAAG